GCTTCGTCATCCCAAGTAGCGCCGGGACCGTGAAAACTGGCCTTAGATTCGACGGAGATATGGTTTCGCAGGATGCGTGCCGAGGACCATCACCCTCGTAAATCAGATGGAAACAAACCTAACTGCGGACACGCAGCTCGCACTCGCAGCCTAAACCCCTGTGAGCGTCCCTTCCGGTCAGCCTGCGGGCCGGAAACGGATGTCATTTAAGTAGGCTGGCGGCTACCGGTTGCCCTGGACGGTAGCGGCGAGACTTCTCTGGGGCTGGCTTCCGGCGGTTCAGGCCGCGGCTTCACGTCGGGAGCGAGATTTCAGCCCTTGTGGGGTGCCAACTATGGTTGATTAACCTCTGCCATGCGCATGAATATGCGTTCTAGTTGATGTATGAGAACCCGCGAAGTACCGAGGATAGTGGATGGTTATGAAGTTACATGGACCCCTGAGGGTCCAGTGATGGAACAACCTAACCCGCCGTCTCCTTTTTCTTACAGTTATCCTTCTTCCAGGACTTACCAGCTCGCTTTTGAAGCTGCTGGTGACCTTGGTAGTCGGAATACCCGTAAGACTTGGAACCCCTTTCAGCACTATGTGCGTGAATTAGAGGTCTCGGATGCTCACTTCCTATTCTGCACCGCACAGTTCACCAATGATGAAACTCAATTGTTTCATTCTGGCACTGTACCGGATGCAGCTGTAGGTTATGTTGGCAACTCCGTTGGGTACGGAAATTTGGAATACCCCATTGGGGGACTTCCAAATCTGTTCGATGCTAACCTGCTGGACGACTTCGTCCAGACAGGCCTTGATGAAGCAGAACTTAGGAATAGGGCCTTTACAGGTCTTCTTCCCGGTATCCGCTCTAAGTTGAGTCTACCCAATTCAATTTATGAATTGAAGGACTTCAAGTCATTGCCTCGAACTCTCCAACGCATCAGCGAACTTCAGAAGAAGTTCGTTGTTGATCTGTTACCTCGAAGGAGGAAAGCAGATACTCTGCGTCGGATTCTCAGACGTATAGTTAACAGAGGAGGAGCAAGCTCTGATGCAGCATTACAACTGCAATTCAACATCTTGCCTCTCCTTAAGGACATTGCATCGCTGCAACGTTCTTTAGTCGATACTCAGAAAGACGTTAACAAACTTCTTTCTAATGAAGGGAAACGTAGGAAATCTCGAATTGAGATTTCCCTACAAGGGTTATTGAACGGTCGTGATGACCATTCTTTGCCCGTTGGTTGGACCTCCCAGTATGGAACTACACCAGACTATATGATTGGTCTGGCTCGTGCCCACCGGAAGGTTCGCTATACCGTTTCTCGATGCGTTGGTGAGATGGAGTATTCTTATACTCTATCCGAATGGCAACGTGAAAACGCTGCCATTAATGGTCTTCTAGATGCGATAGGGGTTAATTTAAACCCCGCCATCCTCTGGAATGCCATTCCGTGGTCGTTCGTCGTCGATTGGGTGTTGGGGGTTTCCCAATACCTTAATCGCTTCTCGATCCCGGCTCTGCATCCGACTACTGTCATACATCGCTGGTGCTTCAGTATTATGTTTACAAGGGTGATTACCATGTCGAAAGACGTGTGTATTCACTCCTTGCATCCATCGTACGACGTACCGGTATCAACGTTACGGGAGACCGTATATAAACGGTCGACCGCAACGCCTGACCTGTATGCTGCTATTCAAAGCAGCGGGCTCTCCTTATCGGAGATTAGCCTAGGTGCAGCACTCGGGGGCTCTCGCCTCCGATAGCTCACAACCAAGCGCCTGAGTCGCTTAATACTCAAAGGACTAGCATGTATCCTACAACGCTAAACACGAATGAAGTACGGAATGCAGCTGGGACCGAACAAGAGTTCGGTCGCATCTCCAGCTCGGATCGCCAGCTTATCTTTGCCCTCCTCACGGAGGTGCCAAGTAAGCCCCACCGCCTCACTATTTCACATAGTGAGACCGGTTCGGGTCTCTTCCGTCGACGTAGGTCTCTCGTTCGCTTCGACAAAAGTGTCGTGGGCGAAGTTGATACTACGAAGATAGAAAAGATCTCGGCGTACGTCGTTGTGGATGCCCCTGTGGGCAACCTCAACGCGGTCACCGAAATCAGTAACGTCATGGCAAATCTCATGTCAAATGTCTCAACGACAGATGGCGTGACTTTGATCAATGGCGGTACAGGATACGGTGCCCAAGCTCTGATTAACGGATCCCTGTAAAGGGTGCCGTTAGCAGATTCCACTAGAAGAGAGAACGTTTACTGCAGCACTAATAGTGACGGTCCTAGAAGGTTTCCGAAAGGAAATTCTAATAGTCGTCACTAGATCTACCAGCGTATGCCATCCTACCTTAGATTTTTTCTAAGATGGACGCTAGTTGGTTCAATCGAGTAATGCGTAAGTAGAAGAACATAAGGGATGGAAATACCCGCATGTGGCTTCTCGCTCTTCCAAGCACAACCCCGCTAAGGGGACTTTTGGTTTGGTAGGGCGTCTCTTCGACAGTGTTCATTCGTTCGTGTCGCGTAGTGAAAGCGTGCTACTAGGAGGACTACCGTTATGGTATCCACTAATAGCCTAGATGAAGTAAAACTCATCATCGCCTTACTACGTGATGTTCATTCATTGCATAGTGAGGTAATCAGCCAACGAACAGCTCGTCTCGATATTTGCAACATCGAGAAACGAACTGCACGGGAAGGACTTGGTTTTCTAACCAAGTCCCTGCCACGTCTAGGCAAAGCCTTTGATCGGGCTTTGTCTGGAGATGTCCCTCTTGACGCTGCTAAGGTGGCCTTTAAAAGCCTCCCTAACAGTAAGTTACCGATCTTTATCGGTACACTATTCGAGAAGGTATTCTCCCACGACGGTTGGGTGTTACCAACACCCTGTGCGAACAGCATCAAGCACATACGAACCCTCTTGTACTTATTTTATAAGTATGAAGTACCGTATGCTCCAGACACTGAACAGACAGTTCTAGATCAGTTTACCAAAACTGAACTAGAAATTAGGCCATATGACGAAACGTTTAACAACATCTTTGGAGAGATCCAAACGTGTCAAACTAAGTTCGCCTACAAAAATGATAGGTCAACCGGATATGCACTTTGTCACCCTCTTACAAGAGGTGGGCAAGGCGCACCCGGCTCGACCGACCATTCTGTATGGAATCACCTTCGAGGAATTGAAGGAGATACTACCGCAAGGGGCAACTTGGCTTCGAATCCTGGACACAGTCGACTCTCCCTTCAAGGGAGCGAAGAAAGTGCGCAGAACCGAAGCGCGGTTGTCAATCAGTACGTCGACACCAATGGGGAAGATCCGTTTAGACGGGTTTTTCCGGTTGATCAACGACGTATAATACGTAGAGCAAGGAGAATCTTAAACAGACTCTTCTTGAACTTCGACCCTACGGATATCGTTCCTCGGCACGGTCCCGGTGTAGTTTCCACTAAGGAAACTCTCTGGGACAAGTACACTTGGTCCAATATTCCTAACCGACTCGCAGAAATGTATCCTATCGATGAGTTCTTTTATTCATCTTTAGGCCATGTTTGCGATTCTACTGGAGAAATCCTCCAGATGGGGAATCGAGAGGATTTGGCACGAGTTATTCTCGTACCAAAAGACTCACGGGGGCCCCGTCTCATCTCTTGTGAACCACTGGTTTTCCAGTGGATTCAACAGGGACTCGGACGGGCCATAGTCCGTCATACCGAGCGCCATCCTCTCACGAGAGATAGCGTTCGTTTCACAGACCAACAACCTAACAGAACGGCTGCCCTCTTGGGTAGTCGTGATGGAAGGTACGCGACCTTAGACCTTAAAGAGGCCTCTGATCGCGTAACTGTTGGACTGGTTCGCTTGCTGTTCCCAGAGAAGGTTTTGCCTTATCTGTTAGCAGCTCGCAGTTTGGGGACAATGATGCCCGACGGCAGTATTATATACCTCCGAAAGTATGCACCAATGGGGTCAGCTTTATGCTTTCCCGTATTGGCACTTACTGTTTGGAGTATACTGTCCGCCGTGCTCCATGATGCGGATGTTAATAAGAACCGGCCTGGTAAGGCCGACGGAGTTAACATCTATGTGTATGGCGACGATGTGATCGTTCCAACGGCTCACGCCGAGAACGCGATCAAACAACTCGAATTGTTTGGGTTACTCTGTAACCACGATAAGAGTTGCGTATCTGGATTCTTTAGAGAATCATGTGGCCTAGATGCCTATAGAGGCATTGAAGTCACACCGGTGCGTATACGTACCAAGATACCATCACGCCGCAGCCCTGAATCCTATTGTTCCTGGTTGGCTTACGCTAACCAGTTTTATGATAGGAAGTACTTCAAGACCTACGAGTTAATCGCAGGTTGGATGCTAGACCTATACGGTCGAATACCCAAGGTGGAGGCCCGTTTGGGCGTACCATCTCTGCACGAAGTACCGAATGGCGCTACGAACTTTGGCGTACGCTACAACCGCTCACTCCAAAAGATGGAGCAGCGAGTGTGGTCAGTCAAGTCCGTAAACATCAATAAACCGATCAATGGTTGGAAAATGTTACTGAGGTATTTCACCTCAGGTACACTTCCTCCCACCTTATCGGAGTTGATGAGCCAACGCTCCGTAGATACTCTCGACTGTGAAGTCGACTACAGGCAGCGTCTCAGAAACCAAGACCCCTTTGCTGAGGGTCAAGGTCTGAGTGTCAGTTCATACACAAAACGACGTACTGTTAAATTAGTACGCCGTTGGCGGTGAGTTGGAAACGGATCGAAAGGTCCGATTCCTGCGCACGGGAC